CTAAGTGGTTCCGATCAGGATACCGTGCCAAGAATCAGTGTGATAAGTGCGGATTCCGTAGCCCGCATAAAGAAGTTTTTTCAGTATTTCATGTGGACGGAGATTTAAACAATTGCCGCCCAGTTAATCTAAAAACTGTGTGTGCTAACTGCGCTCGAGTCCTGCATAAAGAGGGCGTTCGTTGGCGTCAGGGAGATCTTGTTCCGGATTTATAATCATTTGTACTTTAGAATACAAGTCATCTATACTAGTATCATTAGTTAAAGTGTGATCAAATTTGGTTCCAACCCAAGCAGTTTCCGATGCGTGAATTCCTAATTTGCTCATACGGTGTTTAGCCAATGCCCAATTCATACAATGTTCGCCAGCATTCATATCCGCGGCATCTTGATACCAGTCAGGTTCGGGCCCACGTTTTACACGGATAACAATACCGCCCGCGTCTTTGATTGATCTGATTTCGTTAGGAAATCTGCAATCACTGATAACAATATCGTCTTTACTGTTGCGCAGTTTGTTTTCCAAGCTGGCAATCCAAATATCATCGTGAAAGCCTCGTCGGCAAACTTCGGTACCCCAGTATTGCAACACCCACCGTGGTGTTAAATTGGGCATATTTAAACGTTCGGCCCACCATGGATCCACTTGTTCACGCCATTCACGGGCTTGTTTTGTACGGCCTTCCAGCATGGTACGATCCCAGCCAAACGCCTGTGCTACACAATCTTTCAATGAATTTGCAAATGATTCACGTCTATAACCGTGAAAGTTAGTAAGATAATCGGCAATAGTATCCTTGCCAGAACCAATAAAACCGCACACACCTATAATCATAGAACCCCCTGGATATGACATAGTATATAACAATTAGATTAAAAGGTCAAATTATTTGTTAGCCAATTACGAATGTATATGCGGCACTTCCATTTACTAGATTGTCCAGAATTTCCTTTTCCAAACGTTCTAGATCTTCTTTGGCTTCGCTGATTAGATCTTTACCGTTAAGTTGCATACCGCCAGATCCTGGTCCTGCAATGGTAGCAAACTTGCTACGAGCTTGACCTAACATTTGCTTACAAGTGGCCAGGGTATAGTCTTTTAACCATTGCTTGGCATAAACATCTTGTAGTAGTACCCAGTCTGGACGGAAATTATAAGCTCTGATTAGAATCTGTTCACCTTGGGCAAATGGACGTTGTAAAATTGTCAAGGTATGCGTAGTGGGTTTCCATTTAAATTCAATGTAACTACCAAACATACGTCCAACTAGCTTTTGATAACCAGCAAAGAAATCATAAGTTGCTAGTCCGCCCATCATGCTACCCGACATCAAGTAGGTGTTTGTGTAGGCTAGATTAAACGGCTCAAATAGCGTACCACCCGCACCAATTCCACTTCTTGAGCCAATGGCTCTACGAAATACCTCACGCACTTCGATAACTTCATTGGGCAATCTGTATTCATTTTGATCCTGTATTAATTCTAAAAACATGTAGCTTTCTTCCACACTGTTTGGACTGCGCTGACGATAGCGATTCAACGCACGATTTAGTGCTTCTTCATAGTGTGCTGGGTCTAGCTCTACATCAATCATGCCGTCGCCCAGCATGAGTTTGACATAGTCAAACACGTTATTTCGCTCGTCTGTAGGGTTACTTTGTTCGGTTGGTGCTAGATCTTCAGCCATAAATTAGTTCCTCTTACATATTTAGCTTCGATAAATATATGTTACTATGCCCAGACTCTCATTATACAAACCAGAAAAAGGCAACGATTACAAATTCGTGGATCGTCAAGCCTCAGAAATGTTCCAAGTTGGAGGTACAGATGTTTTTGTACACAAATATCTAGGAGCCAATACTGACCCAGCAAATGCCACTGCGGATCAGCCTAACTATGCCACAACTGCGGTTACAAATATTCAAGATTTACTGTTTTTAGAAAACCGTGATAGAACATATGATAGTCAAATCTATAGAATTCGTGGCTTGTACAATGTACAAAATATCGACTTCAACCTCAGTCAGTTTGGCCTGTTTATCGATAACGATACCTTGTTCATGACTGTGCATATCAATGATTTTATCAACTATGTTGGCCGTAAACCCATTAGCGGTGATGTATTAGAGCTTCCGCATTTGCGTGATGATTTTGCACTTAATGATTTTGACGTAAGTTTGCCCAGATACTATGTGATAGAAGATGTGGGCCGTGCATCAGAAGGATTCAGTCAAACTTGGTTTCCACACTTGTATAGATTAAAGTTGAAGAAGGTCACTGATAGTCAGCAATTCAGTCAAATATTTAATGCGCCGGCTACGGACATCAATGGTGATCCGGATCCCAGCGGAGCAACACTTAAAGATTTGCTCAGTACATTTAATAAAGAAATTGAAATTAATAATCAAGTGGTAGCACAGGGCGAAGCAGATGCACCCAAGAGCGGATATGAAACTCGTCAGTTCTACACACTAGCAGTTAATCCTGAAACTGGCAAACCTGTGTTACAAACCACACAGACTCTCAATGCTAGTAATGGTGGCACTACAGCCGCTGATGTGTATGGTGTTCCACAACGCACCGGTTATTCCGGTTATCTAGTGGGCGATGGATTTCCGGTCAACGGATATGACTTTGGATTTGGTGTACAGTTTCCATCAAATCCGGCCAATAACGATTTCTTCCTAAGAGCCGATTTCTTTCCTAATAGATTATTTCGTTTCGATGCTGCACAGGCAGGGTGGATTGCTGTGGAAGATGCAGTGCGCATGGACATGACACAAACTGATGTTAGAGCCACACAGAAAACTGGATTCATTAATAATACCAATTACACTTATACTAGTCAAGTGGCCACAGACTATATCAACATAGCCAAAGATGCTTATATAATCAACACATCACTGAACTATGCTGACAACAGTTCAGCACTGTATCTAGTGATTAAATTAAATGTCACGCAGTTGGACTATGTGGTAGCTGATACACCTGGGCTAATCACCAGTTGGAATTACACACACGTGAACAATCTAGGCGTAACCACTATATATCCAGCTATAAGAATTACATTACCAATGATTCCAGATGCTAATGGCAACCCAGTTCAACAAACTATACCGTTTGCGGGCCAGTGGACCATAGGATTATACAATACTAGAGAAGAACAAAGACAGAGCCTTAGCAAGGTTCTTAAACCTAAGGCGGACTTGTAATGTTATACTATTATGACGGTCAAATAAGAAGATATATCACACAAACTGTGCGTGTGTTAAGTAATTTTGTGGTCAAATATGGTGACGGTACACTACATCGCATACCTGTTATGTACGGAGATGCTGATCGTCAAGTGGCCAGTATTATTAGACAAAACAGTGAAAATGCTGTTAATAGTGTGCCACGTATCAGTGTGTATGTTACAGAATTAAAATTGGATCGCGATAGACTAGCGGATCAAAGTTTTGTGGGCAAGGTCAATATCCGCGAACGAGATATCAATACCAGTGTTCACCCCAATCAATATATCAATAGTCAAGGTAAAAATTACACAGTAGAACGACTAATGCCCACGCCATTTACGCTTAAAATGAAAGTGGACATCTGGAGTTCCAGCACTGATCAAAAATTGCAAATTTTAGAACAGATCTTGGTGTTGTTTAATCCCAGCATTGAACTACAGACCAATGACAACTATATTGACTGGACCAGTCTCACAGTATTAAATCTAGATGACATCAACTGGGACAGTCGTACAGTGCCCGTGGGCAATGACACACCTATCGACATTGCCACACTTACTGTGAGTACTCCAGTATGGATATCACCGCCAGTCAAGGTCAAACATCTTGGTGTTATTACTAAAATTATCACTAATTTGTATGGCAATGCTATCACCAGCGGTACCTATATCGAGGGATTGGGCACTGATCCCATGGCTGGTACCACCACTCTTACAGATTTGCTGGCCACAGATGCTATCACAGTTAGCGACTATCAAGTACAGGTCTACAATAGCCAAGCTCGGCTAATGTCGGCAACTCAAAACGCTTTGCCGGCAGAACCTACACTGGATGTTACTGAAATACAAGGACCTGCTTATGACTGGTTAGAATTATTTGAACAGTATCCTGGGCAATATGTAGCAGGGTCAAGTCAAATATATTTGCAACAACCTAATGGCAGTTACGTAGTAGGTACCGTTGCTGTCAATCCTTTAGACTACAGTATTCTGCAGATAAATTGGAATCCTGACACATTAACTACTAACACAGGTATAGATAGTCAGGGTAATATAGAGTTTAAAGATCCTGAATACGGCACTAATCCTACACAATATAGAACTAACAGTCCTGGAACTTTTGATGCTATTATAAATCCCTTGACGCATAATCCCGGTGTTGTGACAGCTGGCACACGTTACTTGATTATTGAAGACATTGGATCAGAGATCAATACAGCTCCGGCAACTGCTTGGGGATTTTTAGTGGCTCAAGCCAATGACATTGTCGAGTGGGACGGAGTGGAGTGGCATGTGGTATTTGCTCACAGTCAGATCATGGACACCATGGTTTATCAGACGAATATATACACTGGAGTACAATACTTGTGGAATGGTGTTTCATGGTCAAAGAGCTTTGAAGGTGAATATGAGTCTAGTAGATGGAAAATAGTACTGTAAAAGAAAGTATAGTTTGTAGTGGTGCGTTGTTCTACGCCAAAAACACACGACGTTTTTTA